TCCCTGATGAGTTCCTGCAAGTTTTTTGAGCAGGAACAACCAGAACGGTTTCCCCGGGGTTCGATTCCCCGGCTGGTTCAAAGTCAAAAGCAATAAAGCTGAGACAAAAAATTAAGCAAAATGGAAAGTCAAAAACAATTTGTGGTTTGTGGATATAAATTCACGACACCTGAAAAAAATGAAACATATGATTCATTTACGCTAACATATTGGACGGAGGATAAAGCCAGCATAGAGGCTGAGAAATTCCGTAAAAATGGATGGGAGTGTGATGTTATGCCAATTGATGAATATGTAAAACTTAATTGAAACCAGATTATAATATTTGATCTTATTTATTGATTGATTTTGCTGTGCTATCGGCGTGACGGGCAACTTATATCAGCAGTCTTGGCAGGAACCAAAATAATACGGTTTTCAAGTTCGATTCTTGGTGCTGGTACAAATCCTAAATTGAATAAAATATGCATACTCCTACTTTTTTCACAGCAGAAGCCTTTCCAAATTCACATATAGAATTTGATTCGGATGGCATAAAACTCCGAGTAAGTTTGAATATTGAAAAGTCAATGTGCTCGTACCTCTCCCCAAACAATGTATTTGCTGGGGATAAACTCTGGGTTTATTCTCTTTGCATGAGAGTTGAAAACCCTTGTTTAGCTACTTTGAAAGCTACTTATGAATTACTGATGACCCGTTGCATGATCAATTGTCGGTTGGCAAAACAATCTGTATTAGATCATCAAATACGTTTATTAATTTGGAATTATAAAAATTGAGATTATGGAAAAAGTTATTATAAATAGATTTAAAACCTATCGACAATATGAAACCTACTCTAAAAAACAAGGGCAGATAACCAAAACATATCTCTATTCAGTTACATTAACCATTTCTGAATGTATAGATGAATTATTGAAAGCTGTTGCTCCTTATGCTGAAATTTGGATATCAAATCATCCAAAAAATAATCAACCTATTGAATTAACTTCCCGTTATTATACTTCATCAGGTGTACCTATTTTAGAACGATTTTTAATCAAATACTAATGGAAACACAATTATACCAAGTTAATCAACTATTTGCAAAAGAAAAAAACATTCCAGCTTTTTTTGCTGCAAATAGTATAGTTCGTACACAGAAAGCAACCTACGTTTATGGTCAGGGAACACTTGAAACCACAAAGATCGGAGTTTGCTGTATCTGTGGCAGAACTTTAACACACCCTGTTTCTATTGAATTAGGGATTGGACCAGAATGTGGTTCACATTATTGGGATTGGGATTTGGTTGGTGGATATACGATTGAAAACCAAAAACGCCTTATCTCTGAAATGAAGATTAAAATTGCTGGAATTAAAGTTGACTGCTGGATACCAAATACCTGCATAAAACAGATTTTACCTTCAATTGAAGTAATTACTACTCCTGCTGATCATCCTATGTTAAAACCCCGGGAAATGGCTAAAAAACGGGTATCATACCAAGAGGATAATAAAATCAAAATTGAATTCCCTTTTGATATGGATTTGGTAAGTAAAATCAAATCACTTTCTGATCGTAGGTTTAATCCTGATGGAAAGTATTGGATTTGTTCTGTTACTACTGATAACCTTGAAAAACTTATTTCTTGGGATTTTCAATTAGATGATTTCCTTCAGAAGTTTTACGATCGTAGTTCCGTTAAAGTCACTGTAAATGATGTTTCCGAAATACAAATTCCAGGGTTAAAAGGCAAATTATTTCCTTTTCAATCTAAAGGAGTTTCATTTATTGAAGCAAAAGACGGGAGAGCATTAATTGCGGATAGCATGGGATTGGGTAAGACTATTCAAGCACTTGCTTGGTTACAATTACATCCTGAAAAACGCCCTGCTATTATAGTAGTTCCCGCATCTTTGAAACTTAACTGGCTGAAAGAAGCTGAAACGTGGGTAACAGAACCAAACGTGGAAATCTTATCAGGTACAAAACCTTGGAAAACTACTGGAGATATTTTAATCATTAATTACGATGTTTTACCTTTTTGGATTGAATCATTTCAAACCCTAAAACCAGAGGTATTAATTATGGATGAATGCCATTACATCAAAAATAATGCTGCAAAACGTACCAAGGCAATTAAAACCTTAGCAAAGAAAATACCCCACGTAATAGGTTTATCAGGTACACCAATTATGAATCGCCCTGTTGAGATTGATAATGCTGTTAGATTGATTAATCCAACTATTTTACCTTCTTTCTGGCATTGTGCCCATAAGTTCTACGGAGCAAAAAATAACGGTTACGGTTGGGATTTCTCAGGTGCTACGAATACTCAGGAATTTCATAAACTACTTACTGAATCTATTATGATTCGTAGGAAAAAGATGGATGTTCTCACTGATCTACCTGATAAGATTACCACAATCGTTCCTTTTGAGATTGACAACCGTGTAGAATATGAAGCTGCTGAAAATGATTTCATTCAGTATATAAAAGAAACCAAAGGTCAAATTGCTGCCATAAAAGCATCAAATGCGGAAGTTTTAACTAAAATCAATCTTTTAAAACAACTTTGTATTAAAGGTAAGTTAAAGGGTTGTATTGATTGGATTTCTGAATTTTTAGAATCAGGTCAAAAATTAGTGGTATTTGTAACTCACATCGATACTGTTAATCAATTAATGTTTACTTTTCCAAAAAATGCTGTTCGTTTTGATGGTTCCGTTTCTATTACAAATAGAAATATTGCCGTTGATAGATTTCAGAATGATGATTCTATAAACCTTTTTATTGGGATGTTAGATTCACAAGGAAAACCTGCTGGCGTTGGTATTACCTTAACTGCCGCATGGTCTACATTTACTATCGAATACCAATGGTCTCCCGGAGTACATGATCAGGCAGATGACCGTATTCACCGTATAGGCCAGAAAAATGCCTGTATTAATTACAAAGCAATTGCAAACAAAACAATTGAAAATTTTCTGATTAAAATGCAAGATGTTAAGCGTAAAATAATTGATAAAACCCTTGACAATATTGATACAGATCAAAAGTCCTTATTAACAGAATTGATAAATAACTATTTAAAATAATGGAAAACATAAACCTAATTCGACATATTGCCTGGTCATTCCATCACACAACCGGGATTGATTATCAGGAATTGTTTTCAGAAGCTTGTTTAGCCTATTGTGAAGCTCTACAATCGTTTAAACCAGAAAAAGGAAAGCTCAATAATTATGCCACCACAATCATTCATAATAAGCTAAAAACGTTTATCTCACGTGAGAAATATCACGGAGTTAAAAAAGCTGCTTTCCCTGAACTACCTACAAACACAGTTATGGTTCATGAATTCATTGAGAACCTTCCAGAATACGTAAAACAGTTTGCAAGTAAGGTTCTTGACAATCTGGAAGAAGTTGAGGACTTCCATACACCTCAGGTTGCTCGTAGGGAAATATTTGAAACTCTACATTCTCAGGGGATGAAAAAAGCAGATATTCACTACAACTTTCGACTGCTTAAAATTGCCCTACGAAATACGATTTAAAAGAAATTTAGTATATTAATCTAATAATTAAAACTTTTTCAGTATGATAGTCAATATGAACTTAAAAAACAAACGGGGTCAGGATTTATATAAAAATGTGCTGACCGGAAAAATAAACCCTTTATCACAACAGGTTTTTCAACCATCTGAAAGGAAATTCAAACGATTAAAAATAGGAGTAAGAAAAGCTGTTTCAAGCACAAAATTATCACGCACAACCCAGACTAATTCAAAAACAGGGTTTGCATACCGGGTTGGTAGATTTGTGAAAAAATTAGTTTCAAAATAACCTTTTTACCCATCATCCGACTGGGTTACTGTCGGAGACGTTCTTACTTTTAAACATCCTTTTTGAATCAGCCCGGTGGAATTCCGGGCTAAATGGGGTGGTTTGCAACCTGCATAGGGGTTGAGAAATGGTTATTGTGAGTTCGATTCTCATCCGCTCCACTAAAAGCCGGGAATATTGTTTAATTATTTTAGTAAAATTTGTTTTTCATAATGGAGTTTAATTTAGGTTGATAGATTTAGTGGTTAGATTTTTTACCTTCAATTCCCGGCTTTTTTTATTTTTTGAAAGTTCTTTAACTTAATGATATATGACCCGTTGAAGTTGTTTGGACGTGGGTTCGAATCCCACCACCTCCACATTTTGCCAATTAAAAAAGCGGTTGGGTAGCTCCCAAATGAACTGAGGAGAGCTTGGGGTAGCCTCAGATAGATTAACAAAAATATTTGCAGGAGTTTCTAATAAAAACGTTTTACTGCATTTGCCCATCCAGGGGGTGACTGGTTTTTGACAAACAATAGAGGATCATAGCTGTAACAGGCAAAACAATCAATTTTTCAGATTATCAGCTCAAGGCAGTTGCATAGTTTGACGCTCCAGGAAACTGGGGCGAAACGGGATTAACGGTTTTTGAAAAGGTTCGATTCCTTTTAATCCCTCTAACCTTTAAAATTTACCTATTTTCATATAGGTATTTTAAACGATCTATTAAAAGTAAATAACTTTATAAGCTTTTTATAAAACTCGCTTAAATCACCTTAAAATAGGCTTAAATTAAATATGGACATAATTCAATTATATCAGGATTTTTCAATCCCATATTATACCGAGGGTAAGAATGTAGCAGACGGGTGGGTGAACGTTCAATGCCCTCACTGTGATGACCGTTCAAATCACTTAGGATTTAACCCTGAATCAAATTCCTTTGTTTGCTGGAGATGTGGAAAGCATAAAACAACCGAAACAATCGCAGCTATTCTAAATGTCAGTTGGAAAGAAAGCAAAAGGATTCAGGAACAATACGGTGGGTATACAATCACGAACGCAGCTCCAAAAGTTGAGATTCATAAACGGGGTTTTAAATACCCTTCGGACACACATGAACTTTTACCACATCATAAAATGTACTTAGAAAATAGGGATTATGACCCTGAGCAGTTAGAACGGGATTGGGGCTTATTTTCTACTGGCCCAATGTCCGTTTTAGATCAGATAAATTATTCCCGTAGGATTATAATCCCGATTGAATGGGATAAACGGGTGGTCACTTTTCAAGGCAGGGATGTTACAGGTAAGAACCCTATCAAATACAAAGCCTGTCCAAAACCGAGGGAATTAATAGAACACCAAACAATATTAGGTGGTAAACAAGAACACTGGGGTGAAACCGGGATTATCGTTGAGGGATTTTTTGATGTGTTTCGCCTCGGTTTTTCTTCCTGTTGTTGCTTTGGTATTGAATATACACCAGCACAGGTGCGTTTAATAGCAAAAACCTTTAAACGGGTTGCAATAGCATTTGATTATGAAATACAAGCACAAAGAAAAGCCAGAAAATTAAAAGAACAATTAGGAATATATTATCGAAAAAAATCTGATGTTTTTATAGTTGAAGGTATTCAGGATGACCCGGGGAAAATGAAACAAAGTGAAGCAGATTATTTAGTAAAACAAATATTAAAATGAGAACTTCAATCCCAAAAAAGCCTAAAATAATATCCGGTTGGAATAAAATCACAGGATATATCAATCAGGAAAACAATATAAGCAGGAGACCTGATAAAATAGTAAAATCTAAAAGAGGAAAGGTATAATACTGATTTATAATGAATTATAAAATAAATTTTTATTTTAGCTTTATTTTTAGTAATTTTACCTTTTTAAAGCGAGAAAGTATGATTGGGCAGGTCATCAACAATATTGAATTGTTTTTTCTACAATGATATAAGTCTATTGAGAGTAGGTGCTGCCCCACCGAAATCAATAGGCTTTTTTTAATTTCTGAGAATATGAGAACAAAACCATTTTCAAATCAGATGCCGGACGCTATTAATTGTAGTCCGATTGATAATTACACAAGAATCCCAAATGAGTTAATTCGTTCTCCTGAATTATCCTGTAAAGCAAAAACAGTTCTGTTCATTTTACTATCCAACCATAAAAGTTGGCATTCATGTATTGAATCACTAAAAAAGATGATGAAAGAAAGTGAGGGTTCAATTCGTTATGGAATTGCTGAATTAGAAGAATACAATTATTTACTTCGATTACGTTATAGGAATATTCAAACAAAACAATGGGTTGGTTCTTTTTGGGCTTATTCATATCAACCTAACTATTTTGATATGGAAAAAAATATCAGATTAGTAAAAAGTATTGGTTGTGAAATATACCCACCTATTACTTTTCCACATGACGAAAACCCAGATGTGGAAAACCCAGATGTAGCTTTTCCAGATGTGGAAAATTATAGGCAAATAATACTAAGTAATAAAAAAACTAAAGATATTATAAAAACAAAGGAAAAAGATATATCTGTCCCGCTTGCTAATTTCCTTCAAAAAATTATAGAAGAAAAGAAAAACATCCATATTACACCTATGCAAATAGAAAAGTGGGCAAGGGATATTTCTAAACTAATAAAAACAAATCAAGTCTCCTACGAAAGAATACGTACTGCCCTGCGGTGGTATAAAGATCATTGTCGGGATGAATATTGTCCGGTTATTGAATCAGGTTCATCCCTGCGTGAAAAGTTCTTAAAACTGGAAGCAGCAATGGAACGGGAACAGAACCCACGACAACCGAAAGAACAACCCCACCCAAATACAATAGGGTACCGGGAACCAAATAAAAAATACAGAGAAGCAGACAGACACGTTTAACAAATAAAATATATGAAAACTTTTGAAAAATTAATACAAGCAAAAAGTCAATTAGATTTTTTTATTGAAAAATTAGAAATAGAATTAAAAGATAAGATTGATTTTAAATTTGCAATAGTATACCAAGAATCTGACGGATGGTGTATTTTAAAAGAAGATTGTACAGATTTAAGTACCTTACGGGAGTGTATTAAAGTTATAGAGCAAAAAGGAGTTTTATCAGTTGATGATTTTGATGAATTAGGAATATGAGAACCAAAGAACAATGGAAAGATAGAATCCGTGAAACTTTCCTAAAACAATTCTCACCAAGGATTCAACGAGACCTGAAATTAATTCCTGAACCTGAAAATCTACCAGAAGAGGTTCAAAGTAATTTTATCACAGGTGAGGCAGGGACAGGCAAAACTATTTATTCCTGCTGGTTAATGCTCAGGGAACAAAGAAACCTATACCTACAGGCAATGAATGCAGATTGTGAGTTTATTTCAGTTCCTGTTTTATTACAGAAAATTAAAGCATCATTTGATATTCCTGAGGTTTCAGAACATCAGATACTGGATCATTATTCTACGGTTCATTTGCTTGTGCTGGATGACCTTGGAACAAATAAATCTACTGATTGGGCTTTTCAAACACTTTACCTGATTATCAACAATCGGTATGAGAACTTGAAAAAGACAATTATAACCTCTAACCTAACTTTGGAACAGTTAGCAAAAACTTTAGGTGATGATCGTATCACAAGTAGGATTGAGAGAATGTGTGAAATAGTAATTAAAGATAATTGGAAATGAACGCTAACGGCTTATGTAGCGACATGTAAGGGATTGCGAGGCGTGTCGCTGTCGGGTTACAAAGATGCTATTGCGGGCAGTGAGGTACGCAACCCACTGACACCCTTATTGACCGCTATACTGTGTTAACGCTTCGGTTTTTATTGATTATAAACATTTTAAATAAAATATAATGAAATACTTTTACATCGAATGCTCAATTTCTTACTCAGATAAAACAGAGGAAGAAATATATGTCGGAGTTGAAACATACTCAATGGTCTTACAAGCAAATTCAAAAAAAATTGCTGAAACTCAAGCCAAATTAGAGGCTAAGAAATTATTCGACAGGGATATTAATTGTAATTTTTCAAACATTGAAATCACTATCGATCAATCTTATCAAACCTCGGAAGATGCTCGCGCGTCCTAAACTGAGCGTTAACGGTTCGTGTATGGGTAGTGTGGGAATATGAAGCACTGCCCTATCAAATTACAAATAACTTAAATACGAGAACAAAAGACCGTATTCCCAAAAAACACAAAAAAACTATCGAAAATCTCATCGAATCAATTGATGAATGGTTACTGACTTTGCACTCTTAAAATGGGGTATAACGATGGGTATATGAGCCGTATCCAGCACAAAATTATTAAATTAGTATAAACCTTAACAGGGTATGGCTTATATACCGTGTTAGCAAATCGTTATTGAGCGATGGCAAAAAAGATAAAATTAGAACTTACAGAAAGGCAATTAAAAGCATTAATGGATGTTACGGACACAATATCTGCAATGATAGGCTGTGGTAGTGATTTCGATGATATGGCAAAAGAGGTAATGCTTGTAGATAGAATGCTTAAAAAGAATGGATATAAACGAAAATTCAATTAGTGCGTTGGCTAATGTTTGCTAACACAAATTTACCTACATATTTCCACTGATCATTTGAAAACTTTACCTTTATCTTTATGACAGAGCAAAACATAGAACGACTAATCATCATTGGGATGATTTCCTCAACAGAATTTCTAAAAGAGATTCGGGAAATCTATTCCGTGAACCTGATTGAAGCAGATTCAGCAAAACGGATAGCAACTTGGTGTATTGAATACTTTGACCAGTACAACCGGGCACCCGATCAGGATATTGAGGGAATCTACTTTGAGAAAATAAAAAACCTTCCAAAAGATGTAGTTGAGGACATTTCAGGCGTGCTTTCCGATCTGTCAGAAGAAGCAGAAGAAAAACCAGCAGATTTAACCTACCTGATTGATCAAACCAGACAAAGGTTTACCGAAAGACATTTATTCCTTCATCAGGAAAAAATACAGAACCTACTCCTAAAAGGCAGGGTGAAAGAAGCAGACACGCTGGCCCAGAATTTTAAACCTTTAACAAGTTCAAAAAAGGATTCAATTAATTTAGGGACTAAACAAGCCTTACCAGCGATTGAGAGGGCATTTAAAGAAGCATCTGAGCCTTTAATCATTTACCCAAAGCAATTAGGTTCATTCTGGAATTCACAGTTTGTACGGGGTGGATTTGTAGCTTTCTTAGCACCTGAGAAACGAGGTAAATCATTCCTATTAATGGACCTGGTTAATCGGGCTACAAATCAGGGTCGTCGGGTTGCTTTCTTTCAGGCAGGTGACATGTCAGAATCCCAACAGTTGAGAAGGTTCTGTATTCACTTAGCAAAAAGATCGGACAAAGAAAAATACTGTGAGAAGCATTTTCAACCTATTCGGGACTGTGTACATAATCAGCGTGACACTTGTAACCTAAGGGAACGGGAATGCCAGTTTGGTGTGTTTGAATCACTCTCAGAAGATCAGGTGCGAAATGAGGTTACTATTGATCAGTTACTTGAAGCATATCAGGAAAACCCAACATATAAACCCTGCTGGAATTGTAGGGATTATTCTACAAAACACATCGGGGCAGTTTGGTTGGAAGAAATACAGAAAGTTGAACCTTTGGACGTAAAAACAGCAAAAAGGATATTCCATCGACACTACGTGAAAACCAATAGACAATTGATGTTATCATCCCATGCAAACGGAACTCTTTCTGTAAGTCAAATTAAAGCGTTTTTAGACGGTTGGGAACGAAATGAGGGATTTATACCTGACGTGATAGTTATTGACTATGCCGACCTGTTAGTACCCTCTACGAAGCAGGAGTTCAGGCATCAGCAGAATGAGATTTGGAAAGAACTCAGAAACTTATCACAGGAATATCGTGGAGAGGTTCAGCCGTTAGTTATTACAGTTACCCAGGCAGATGCCGGTTCCTACGATAAGAACCTTCTGAAACTTAGTAATTTTTCAGAGGACAAACGAAAGTATTCACACGTCACAGCTTTCTACGGATTAAATCAAGACCCAAAAGGGAGGGAAAAACGAATCGGGATAATGCGAATAAATGAGTTAATACTGCGTGAGGATGAATTTGATTCAACGAATGTTTGCTACGTATTACAGAACCTAAGACGAGGGCAGCCAATCCTATCAAGTTACTTTTAGAGAAAAAATGGAGTTTCAAAAAAATTTAGTATATTATTAAAACGAAAAGAAAATGTATATCATCAGAAAAGAATTTAGTTTTAGTGCAAGTCACCAATTAATGGGTTTGACACAAGAGCATCCTTGCTCAAATTTACATGGTCATAATTACACAGTGGTTGTGGAGTTGAGAAGTAAAGAACTAAATAAAATAGGTTTTGTGTTTGATTACAGAGGTTTTCAGCCAATTAAAAGTTGGATTGACGGGCAATTAGATCATAGAAATTTGAATGATATTTTGGATTTTAATCCTACTGCTGAAAATATAGCAAAATATATTTTCAATAAAATTACTGATATATGTGAGAATGATATTTATATTCATTTATTTGCCGTAGAAGTATCAGAAACACCTAAAACATCAGCCAGGTATGAAAGAGATTAGTCTAACAACCCTGAAAGTAAACGAAATCTTCTATAGTTTGCAGGGAGAAGGCTGTAGAGCGGGAGAAGCTTCAATTTTTATTCGTTTAGCTGGATGTAATCTAAAATGTGATTTCTGTGATACGGAGTTTGAAAAGTTTACAGAAATGACTTTGGAAGAAATTTATGAAACTATTGGCAAAGTCCTTTGTAAATGGATTGTTTGGACAGGTGGAGAACCTTGCATACAGCTTTACACTGATATTTTATATTGGTTTGCTGAAAATGGATTTCATCAAGCTGTAGAAACAAATGGGACAATATACATTCCTATTGGTTTTGATTACGTAACCGTTTCACCTAAATTAGGTATGCAGCGTTTGTTAGATGTCAGTAAAGAATATCGGTTTGAGATTGATGAAATTCGCACACCTTATGCAATAGGCAAGATTATTCCAAATATTGAAGATTTACCAACTGCAAAGAACTACTATCTCTCTCCTATCTTTAACGGAGATAAAATGGATCAGGAAAATTTACAATCCTGCATCCAATACTGTTTGGAACATCCCGAATGGAAATTATCAATCCAGCAACAGAAAATCTGGAAAATAAAATAGTTATTAATAACAATTTAAAATCAATTAAAAATGTCAAGTTTAGAAATGAAATCGCTGGTAAAAACAGCAAAAGAGTTAAACACTGTAATGTGTTTGGAACCTAAAATCAAATTAATTGGAGTATCAAAAGAAGACCTCGAAGAAGCTATCTTGGTAAATGCTGAGGACATTCATTGGGTAGATGGTGTGGATGAAGATGGAGACGCTTATGAAGCTGATTCATTCTCGGATGAAACCCTTGCCGTACTGGACACCCTCGGAGTTGGTAATCCTGCCAATAAGGTGAAAAAAGCACCGAAGAAAACAAAAGCAGAAGAAATTGACGAAGCTGAAAATGAGGACAACGTCGTAAAAGCCCGTGCCGAAAAAGAGCAAGCCAAAAAAGCTGCTGCCGTTCCTGAAAAGAAAACCAGCAAAAAGCCTGAACCAGAACCAGAGGATGAAGATGGTGAAGAAGCTGACCCGGAAGATTTGGCTGCTCGTTTACAGGCTGCAAAAAAGATGGATGATCTGAACGAGATTATCGCTGATTTCTCGGACGTTTTCACGAAGAAAGTGGTAAAAGGTTTGGCAGAATTTAAGAACCCTATTATGCTGAAAAAAGCCATGAAAGAAGCTGCTGGAATTGCTCCTGCTGAAAAGGTTGAGAAAGTGAAGAAAGAGGGTAAAAAAGATATGTCACATTTACATGGTGATCCTTCCAAAAGTAATAAAGGTATTGTTTACATTGCTTGGAAAAAAGATCAAACATTAACTGCAAAACAACTACATAAGACTTGTAATGAAGGTGTGCAAGTAACAACAATCACATCATGGTTAGCTCAATGGAAAAATGGAAATAACTTGCCAGCAATTGCAAAAAGTAAATGAAAAGTGAAATCAAAAAAATACTTGAATTTATTGGAGAGGATGTAACAAGGGAGGGGTTAATTGACACCCCTTCCCGAGTTATTAAATCCTGGGGTAAACTATATGAAGGTTATTCGAAAAAACCGGAAGATATTTTAACCACATTCTCAGCTGATGGATATGATCAAATAATTCTATTGAAAGATATAGAATTATACTCTACCTGTGAACACCATATGATTCCTTTCTTTGGAAAAGCGCACATCGCTTATTTACCAGATCCAAAAGGAAAAATTGTAGGAATCAGTAAACTTGCCCGATTGCTTGAAATTTATGCCCGGCGTTTACAAATTCAGGAAAGAATTGGGGAACAAGTCACAACTGCTTTAATGGAATTCTTACAACCAAAAGGTGCTGCTTGTATTATTGAAGCTCAACATTTATGCATGAAAGCTCGTGGGGTTGAGAAACAAAATTCTATCATGATTACATCAAGTATGAAGGGTGTTTTTATGGATAAACCTTCTGCAAAGCAAGAATTACTTCAATTAATAAAATAATGAAAATTTGGTTTGGCACAAGTGAAGCGGATAATGAAGTAGGTATTTTAAATAATTCTGGCATTCTTTATTCTTATTATTATGTGAAAAAAAAAGATACTTCAAATTTTATTACTTCTTATTTTTTAGATTCTGGTGCTTTTTCAGCATGGAGAAAATCCGTATTAATTGATATTAATGATTACATTTCCTTTGTAAAAATTAATGAATGTTCAATTGAAACATTCGCTAATTTAGATGTTATCGGAGATCCTATTGCAACTTGGAAAAATCAACGAATAATGGAAAATGCTGGATTAAATCCCGTGCCATGTTTTCATTTTGGTGAAGATTTAAAATGGTTAAAAAAATACATAGAACGTTATGAATATGTTGCTTTGGGTGGCATGGTTGGAAAAACAAAAAGAAAAGCGTTGATAATGTGGTTAAATCAAGTTTTCAAAATAATAAATTCAGATAACAAAATTCATGGTTTTGGGATTACTGACTTACTTTTACTTAAAAAATATCCCTGGCATTCTGTAGATTCAACTACACATGCTGTTGCTGCAAGAATGGGTGAGATTTTTATTTCAAACCATAACAAAACGGAAATGTTTAGAATTTGCATATCAAATCAAAGAAATGTTTTAAACAATGTACAAAATAAATCAAGAATAATAAAGAAGTTAATTATTGAAGAAATTGAATGTGGTGAAATTTCAATGGAAGACTTAATCAATTCAACAAAAAAAAGAACAGAATTTAATGCCATTCAGTTACTTAATTGGGTCAAATAAAATGAACATACAAAAAGAACAACTAAAAAAAGCCTTGGAAACGGTTAAACCGGGTCTAGCAGGCAAAGAGATTATCGAACAATCAACCTCGTTCGCTTTTATGGGTGGTCGGGTAGTAACGTACAACGATGAGATAAGCATCTCACACCCGGTTGAAGGGTTAAACCTTACAGGGGCAATATGGGCAGAGGAACTCTATCAACTTCTATCAAAATTGAAACGTGAGGAAATTGAGGTAGAAATAACCGATACAGAAGTAATCCTTTCAGCAGGTAAAATGAAAGCAGGGTTAATCCTGCAATCAGAAATTAAACTGCCGTTAGATGAGATTGGAGAAATTAGCAAGTGGAAATCACTACCTGAAAACTTCTCAGAAGCAGTTCAGTTTGTTGCTTCATCCTGTTCCTCAGATATGTCACGTGCAATTCTAACTTGTGTGCATATCGTTTCAAATCAGTGTGAGGCATCAGACGCTTACCAGATAGCACAATTTCAGTTCTCATCTGGTTTACCCTCAAAAACAAATCTACTTATTCCTGCCAGTTCAATTCGTGAGGTTATCAAAATTAACCCTACGAAAATAGCAACAGGTTCAGGGTGGGTTCATTTCAAGAACGAAGCTGGTACGGTTCTTAGTTGTAGGGTTTTTGAGGATGAATTTCCTGATACCGGTGAACACATGGAAGTTGAAGGGACTGAACTAACTTTCCCGAAAACAATAACCGAGATTCTTGATCGGGCATCTGTGTTCTCAAAGCAAGCTGTTTCTACTGATGAGACAATTACTATCACATTAGCCAATAACCGTATGAAAATTGCTGGTAAATCTGATTCAGGTTGGTTCGAAGAAGAAGCAAATATAAAGTTCTCTGCTGAATCAACTTCGTTTATGATAACCCCTTCCCTGTTTCGGAATATACTGAACCGTTCTAATTCCTGCGTGCTTGGAAGTAGTAAGGTTAAATTTAGTGGTGAAAATTGGGATTTTATGGCATTATTAAAAGAATAATTAAATGGAGTATCAGGAATTTCTGGAACAAAAAGAACTTATTTTTCATCCTGTTGGGTTTGAACCTGTAAAACCATTGAATGAATGGCTTTTTCCTTTCCAAAAAGATATTGTCCTTTGGGCATTAAAAAAAGGCAGGGCATGTTTATTTGAGGATTGTGGGCTTGGTAAAACTATTCAGCAATTAGAATGGGCACACCAAATAGTTTTACATGAAAAAGGATCAGTTTTAATCGTAGCTCCTTTGGCAGTTTCACAACAAACTATTCAGGAAGGACAAAAATTTGGAATTAAAGTTCATTTATGTCATTCTCAATCAGATGTAAAAAAAGGGATCAATATTACTAATTATGAGAAGCTACATAAGTTTGTTGGTTCTGAATTTGCTGGGGTTGTTTTGGATGAATCAAGTATCCTAAAAAATATGGCAGGAATGATCAGGAATCAAGTAATTGAAATGTTTCAATCTACTCCATATCGTTTAGCCTGTTCTGCTACACCTTCTCCAAATGATTATATGGAACTTGGAAACCATGCTGAATTTTTAGGCGTTATGGGGTATTCTGAAATGCTTAGTATGTTTTTTGTTAATGATTCCGGTGACACTGGTCAATGGAGATTAAAAAAACACGCAGAAGAAAGAAAGTTTTGGGAATGGGTTTGTTCATGGGCTGTTATGCTTTCAAACCCATCTGATTTAGGATATGATCAAAAAGGTTTTGATCTTCCACTATTAAATTATATCGAACATAAATTGAAATCAAAGAAATCAAATTATGGTTTCTTTTCAATGGAAGTTCAGACAATGGAAGATCGGAGACGGGTACGAAAAGAAACTATTCAGGAACGTTGTGAATTTGCTGCAAAATTAATTAATGAATCAAATGAACAATGGGTTATTTGGTGCGGATTGAATGAAGAAAGTCAACTTCTCACAAAATTGATTAATGGTGCAGAAGAAGTTGCCGGAGCTACTGAAACAGATTTAAGGGAAAAACGAATGCTTGGTTTTTCTTCTGGGAAAGTTTATCGACTTGTTACAAAACCTAAAATCGCTGGATTTGGAATGAACTGGCAGAATTGTCATAATATGGCTTTTGTTGGTTTATCCGATTCTTGGGAACAATTATATCAAGCTACAAGACGCATTTGGAGGTTTGGGCAAGAATATCCTGTTGATTGTCATATTATTATTGAGGAACGTGAAGGTGCTGTTTTATCAAATATCAAACGAAAAGATAAACAAGCACAACACATGATCAAAAACATGATTTTACATACTCAGGATATTGTAAAACAAGAATTACAAAAAGAAGAAATTCAAATTGAATTACCAAAAATAAAAATGAAACTACCATCATGGATGAACTGATTCAACAATTAGAAAAATACCAAACGAAAGTAAAAGCATTACAAGCTAAAATACGGATTCAGGAAAAAGAATTATATCCTTCAAAGGTTTATGATCAGCAAATAACGGATAAATGGACAATGTATCATGGTGATTGTATTGAAGTAGTTTCTGGAATACCAGATAATTCAATAGGTTTTTCAGTATTCTCACCACCATTCCTGTCCCTTTATGTTTACTCTGATTCTCAATTGGACATGGGTAATTCAAAAAGTGATGATCAGTTTTATTCACATTTTGCATACCTGATACCTGAAATATTTAGAGTTTTAAAGCCCGGAAGATTAGTAAGTGTGCATTGTTCAATTATACCAATGACAATGACCCACGAAGGGGTTATGGGTCTAAAAGATTTACCCGGAGCAATTGTTCGTTTATTTGAGCAATTTGGGTTTATCTACCATTCAAAAGTAATGATTTGGAAAGATCCACTTTTACAAGCCACACGAACAAAAATGCTTTCTTTGGCACATAAACAAATATCAAAAGATTCATCCCGTTGTGCTCAGGGTTTTGCAGATGAAGTTCTTACTTTCAGAAAACCCGGGGAAAATACTGAAAAAATAAAACATGGTCGGGGTTTTGAAGAATATATTGGAGATTTACCAGAACCAAAACAACCAAAAAATGACCTTCATTCTATTAATAAATACAGTCATGAAGTTTGGCAGCGATATGCTTCCCCTGTCTGGTTTGATATTAATCAATCAGATACCCTTAATTTCCGAGCTGCGAGAGATAAAGCGGATGAAAGACATATTTGCCCACTTCAATTGCAAGTAATAGCCCGTTGTTTAGAATTATGGAGTAATCCCGGGGATATTGTTCTATCCCCTTTTGCAGGTATTGGTTCAGAGGGTTATGAATCTGTAAAAATGGGACGTAAATTTATTGGGGTTGAATTGAAAGAATCTTATTATAAATCAGCAATTAAAAATTTAAAACTTGCTGAAAAACAACAAAAAGCAATTCTATAATGGCAGGATTTTTCAACTTAAAACAAACTGAATCAAAGAGCAGGCCAACCGGGCAAATCCTTTCCTGTGCATCCTGTGGTTTATATCAGAACTCAGAACACCCAAAAATAAAACCATCAGGAAACTTCAAAAAAAGGATTCTGGTAATAGGTGAATCAAGTTCTAAAACAGATGACCGAACAAATTCTCAATGGAGGGATAAACCGGGGGAACTTCTCAGGAACACTTTCACTAAATTTGGGGTTGATCTTTATGAGGATTGTTTGTCCACAAATGCCAATATCTGTTTTCACAGTCAAACACCAACGTTAGATCAGGTCGCTAATTGCCGTGCGAAGCTGTTTAAGGTCATTTCAGAGACAAACCCTATACTTATTATCGTTTTAGGATTTAACCCCTTATTTAGCCTTATTGGGCATCGTTGGAAAAAGGATTTGGGAACTATTGAGAAGTGGAGAGGTTGGACAATACCTGATCAGGATTTGGATTGTTGGGTTTGCCCTACTTATCACCCTTCATTTATTCTCGGAAAAGAGCAGGAATTTCAAACCGTCTGGGAGCAGGATATTGAACAAGCTTTGGGAATGGTTGAAGTAAAGTTCAGGAAATTTAGGAAACCAAAAATAATCCATATAACTAATCTAAAACAATTAGAATGGTTAAAAATGGGGTTAATAGCGTTCGATTATGAAACTACTGGGATTAAACCTCATGCAAAAGGGCATAGGATTATATGCTGTTCTATCGCTACAACGGAAAATGAGGTAGTTGTATTTATGATGCCTACGAATCCTAAAGAACGGGAACCGTTTATTGACATACTTAAAAACCCTATGATCGGTAAAATTGCCCAGAATATGAAGTACGAACATACCTGGTCCCTGGTTCGACTGAAAACAGAAGTAGCAAACTGGGAATGGGATACGATGATTGCTTCCCACATACTTGATAACCGTCCAGAAGTAACGGGGTTAAAGTTTCAAACCTATGTACAATTTGGGGTTATTGATTATGATTCTGAGATTT